TCCTGAGTTTATGCCACAAACCGGTAAGTCCGAGAATACAATAAAGTTCAATTATTTTATGGGCGGCGATTTAATTAATATTAAATACCGCGATGGAAGAAAGAACTTTAAATTATTTAAAGGAGCTGAAAAAGTCTTCTATAATATAGATAGCATTGTAGGTTATGATACATGTGTTATTGTTGAAGGTGAAATGGACGTATTAGCGTATCATGAAGCTGGAATTACTAATGTAATATCTGTACCAAACGGAGCTACATTAAATCATAACAATTTAGATTATTTAGATAATTGTATAGATTACTTTGAAGATAAAGAAAAAGTAATACTAGCAGTTGATCAAGATGATGCGGGTGTTGCATTGCAAAATGAATTGATTAGAAGGTTAGGAGCAGAAGTTTGTTACTTAACTAATTTTGTAGATTGTAAAGATGCTAATGATTATTTACTTAAATATGGTAAAGAAGAGTTAGCTAATACAATAAAAGAATGTAGACCCGTACCACTAGAAAATGTTACAACATTTAAAGATATAGAACATGAGGTTACAGACTTTGTACAAAATGGTTTTAAACGCGGTTTTCAAATTGGTCTTAGCAATTTTGATAATATCTTCAGCACTTACACTGGTCAATTTATTACAGTTACTGGTATTCCTTCATCTGGTAAATCAGATTTTGTAGACCAAATGTGTGTAGGTTACAACCAAAACTATGGTTGGAAAACAGCATTTGCATCTCCTGAAAATGCACCTACATTTTTACATGCGCATAAGCTAATGCGTAAAGTATGGCAAGATATGCCACGAAAATCAGATATTGGTACCGCTAAATGGAAACAAGTAGCAGAACACGTTAATGATAACTTTTTCTTTATTGATATGGAAAAGTATACTCTTGAAACAGTATTACGTAAAGGAGCAGAGTTAGTTAAGCGTAAAGGTATCAAATGTCTTGTTATTGATCCATTTAATAAGATTAGAGATACAGAATGTAAATCTGAGGATGTAAATAGATATACAATGGATTATCTTACTAAGATTGAAACGTTTGCAAAAAAGTTTGATGTCTTAGTATTTATTGTTGCTCACCCAACTAAAATGTATAAAACACAAGATGGTAAAATAGAAGAGCCAACAATGTATAATATTAAAGGTGGTGGTGAATGGTATGATGCAAGTTATCATGGCATATTAGTCCACAGAGATTATGAAGCTAAAACTGTTAAAGCAAAAGTTTTAAAAGTTAAGTTTCAAAATTTAGGCGAGAACGGAGCTGAAGCTTATTTTAAATGGGATCCTCGTTCTGGTTGTTTTATTCCTCATATAATTGAAAGTATTGATGATGAGCCAATGCCTTGGGAAACATAATGCCTAGAAGAAAATCAAAACCAATGCCCTCATACTTTGCTTCAGAAGAAGAAATGGAAGCGTGTTTATTCTGTAGAAGAAATAATATAAGAATATCACCTATGGGTATACAAAATGATTTAGACCACTGGAGAATAACAATTAATATAGGTCCATATAAAAAAGGTGAGGTGCCACATATATCTCCTCATATATACGATAGAAAAACTATATGGCCTGAGTATTATAAAATGTGTAAATATTATTATGACAAATATAGAAAATCAATATAGAGCTTTACTAGCAAACTTATTGCAGTCAGCACCTGAAAAGAAAGATAGAACAGGTGTAGGTACTAAGTCTCTGTTTGGTAGACAAATTGAACATGATATGTCATTAGGTTTTCCAATGTTAGTTGGAAAGAAAATGTATTTTAACCACGTTATATCAGAACTATTATGGATATTAAATGGTAGAACGGATATGGGTTACTTACATGAAAATGGTGTTCATTATTGGGATGATGATTATAAAAGGTCAGGCCGTAAAGACGGAACGTTAGGCCCTGTATATGGTGCGCAATGGCGTGACTTTAATGGCTATGACCAGTTAATGAATTTAATATATAATATTATTATTGATCCATCATCAAGAAGGCATATACTAAGTGCATGGCGACCAGATAAATTAAAGAATATGGTTTTACCTCCATGCCATTATGCTATACAAGTCAATATAAATAATGATAAAATGGATTTAATGTGGATTCAAAGGTCTGCAGATGTGTTCTTAGGTTTGCCTTATGATATTGCAATGTATGGTGTATTGCTTAAATTACTTTGTATTAATACAGAATACAAACCAGGTAAGTTGATAGGTCAACTTGGCGATTGTCATTTATATTTAAATCATATTGATGCCGCAAGCACATATATTTATAGAAAAACTGACCATATAGAATTACCAAAATTAAAAATACACGGTAATGGTATTGTATTTAAAGGAGGCCATAGAAGTAATCCTGGATTAGAAATACCTAAAAAGAAAAACTTTGAATTAATTAATTATAATCCTTTGCCAGCTATACCGGCAAAACTAAATGTTGGAAAATGACATATTATTTATATCACATTCCGGGTAAAAAAATTGGTGTAACACGTGATCTTAATAAAAGGGTTACGCAAGTGCAGGGTTATAAACCTGGTGAATACGAAGTTCTAGAATCTTCTACAGATATTCATTATATATCTGATAGAGAAATAGAACTTCAAAAGTCTTTTGGATATAGAAAAGACAATAAACTTTATAAAAATTTATTTAAAATGAAAATAAACGTAACCGAACAAACCACAACATTTCCTGTAAAAGTAACTAAGCTTAAAGAAGCTTTAGAAAATGAACCAAATTTAATTTGGAAAACAGGATTTGGTAAAATTGCTTTGTGTCCACAATTAATAAAATGGATAGCAACAAATGCACATGAGTCAATGTATAATAGTGAAAGAAGCTATGTATATAATAAAACTTTATGGGGAGCATTCACAAAAATAAATAGCTTAGAAAGCTTAGTGGAGCATGCTAGAAAATTCAAACCTGGTACAACTGAAATAGAGGATATTCCTATCTTTGATTTAATAAGATACTGGGCTAATGAAAGAGGTATATACGAAAAAGGTAATCCTCACACACAATATGTTAAGCTTCAAGAAGAAGCTGGTGAATTAGCAAAAGCTTTACTTAATAAAGATAAACCTGAAATTAAAGATGCTATTGGTGATATAGTTGTTGTATTAACAAACTTAGCATATCTTGAGGGTGTTACTATTGAAGAATGTATTAAATCAGCTTATTCTGAAATAGCAAATAGAAAAGGCAAAATGATTAACGGTACATTTGTAAAAGAAGTAGAAGTTCATGAGGAAGAAGTACTATAGAAAAAAGAAAAGAGGTCCCGTAGTTTCAAAAAAAGTTGAATACGATGGAATCACTTTCGCTTCTGGCTTAGAAAAATATATGTATATTGTTTTGAAAGAAGCTGGTATACGAGCCAAATACGAAGGTGAAACATTTGTATTATTAAATGGCTTTCATTTTGAAAATGAAGCCTACGAAAGACAAGCTAATAGTAAAGGAATATTTAAAAATAGGGGAAGCAAAAGAGTGTTACCTATAAAATATACACCTGATTTTATTGGCAAAGACTTTATTATTGAAACAAAAGGTAGACCTAATGAATCATTTCCAATGAGATGGAAGTTATTCAAAAGATTGGTAACTCAACAGTTTCCAAACTATACTTTATTTAAACCACAAAATCAAAAAGAATGCGACAAGGTAATAGAAATTTTAAAGAGTCAGCCAAGCATTTAGCAAGACGCAAATATAAAGAGCGTAAGATTGACTCGTTTATAAAATGGTCATTATCTACACGTGGTTGTTTAAAGTGGAAAGACTTAGAATTCATACATAATAAATACAATGTAAAATGTTATGGCTAAGAAATTAAATATATTTCAATATAGAAAAAAACACAAAATAAAACGTAAAGGAATTCACGCGAAGTCTAAAACGTCAAATTTAAAATCAAGTAAAAATTATGTCAAAAAATACAAAGGGCAAGGAAGATAATTGGTCAATGGCTTTAGGTTTATATCCCGGATTATTATTCGGTGTAAGAACTTATGAAGGCCCAATTTGGTCACAGGTAGTATTTTATTTACCTTTTATTGATCTTGCTATAGAATGGAAAAATTAACAATATGAAAAACTTAATAATTTATTTAGTAGCAATTATGTTCTCAGGATCAATTGCTTTACAAAAAAACGACGCACCTAAAGTAACACCTTATAAGGTTGCGGTTGAAACTGAAGACGGTAAACGTTTTTATATACCATCTAATTTAGTCGAAATAAAAGAAGAGGCTTTTAATAATTGGTATAGTAGTCCCTATAGAGGAAAGTTAGAAGTTTTAATAGAATTTTAATATGGCAGCACCACTATTTACAGAAAGAATACCTTATAAGCCTTTTGAATACCCAGAGTATTATACTGAGGGTTGGTTAAAACAAGCACAAGCATTTTGGTTACATACTGAAATACCTATGTCAGGTGATGTTAAAGACTGGAATGAAAAACTAACTCCAGAAGAAAAAAATTTAGTGGGTAATATTCTATTAGGATTTGCACAAACAGAATGTGCAGTGTCTGATTATTGGACACAGAAAGTCGTATCATGGTTTCCTAAACATGAGATACAGCAAATGGCTATGATGTTCGGCTCACAAGAAACAATACATGCTGTAGCTTATAGTTATTTAAATGAAACACTTGGACTTGAAGACTACGAGGCTTTCTTACATGAACCAGCTACGGCTGCTCGTTTTGACAATCTCGTGTCATATGATGGCAACGATCCCGTGGGTATCGGAAAGTCATTGGCTGTTTTCTCTGCTTTCGCAGAAGGAGTTTCTTTATATTCCGCTTTTGCAGTGCTTTATTCTTTTCAAATGCGTAATTTACTTAAAGGTATTGGGCAGCAAATGAAATGGAGTGTGAGAGATGAATCTCTTCACAGCAAAATGGGTTGTCAATTATTTAGACAAATGTGTTCACAAATACCAGGATTAAAAGAGGAATGTGAACCACATATATTTGAAGCAGCTTTAACAATGCACAATGCTGAAGTAACTTATATAAATAAGATATTTGAGATGGGTGATATAGAAAATTTAACAAAATATGACCTTACACATTTTATTAAAAAGAGACTTGGTGACAAACTTGCAGAGTTGGGTTACACAAGTAAAAAGTATAAACAATGGGACTTCACGTTTTATGACCCCAAATGTATTAAAAATATGTCTTGGTTTGATCATCTTACCGGTGGTCATACCCATACAGATTTCTTTGCGGTTAGGCCAACTGATTATAGCAAAGCTAATGAAGGTGAAGACTTTGAAGATATTTGGTAATGAATAGAAAGTTACTAAAGATTATAGCAACAACTAAAAGGTTAACACCTATTGAAAAAATGTCTACTCGTATTGGATATATGGGCGCTGGTTTTTTAGTTGCAGCTCAATGGACAATTGAACCTAAATTATATATTGCAGGATTTATTTGTGTAATGGTACAAACAGCTGCTAGAAAACAATGGAACTTAGTAGCATTAAATATTAATGGGCTTGTTGCCTGGATAAAACATTTATTAACATAATGTGGAATAAAGATTGGAAAAAAGGTGTAGATTATCCTTCGTGGGGTGATACAGATGTGTATAAAAAAACAATAGCGGGCGGTTATTTAGTTAATGGTGAATCACCTCGTGATGCTTATATGAGAGTTTGTACAACTATAGCGAAGCGTTTAAATCGTCCAGAATTAACTGAAACTTTTTTTGAATATATATGGAAAGGTTGGCTATGTTTAGCTTCTCCTGTGCTATCTAATACAGGCACAGATCGAGGATTGCCTATATCATGTTTTGGTATCGATGTTGCGGATAGTATACATGATATTGGTATGAAAAATTTAGAGATGATGCTACTCGCAAAGCACGGCGGTGGAGTTGGTATCGGATTGAATATGATTAGACCCGCCGGTGCAAACATAACAGGAAATGGAACATCTGATGGAACTGTGCCTTTTTGTAAAATCTACGATTCAACTATACTTGCCACGAATCAAGGATCTGTCCGAAGAGGAGCTGCAAGCGTTAACATTAATATTGATCACCCCGACTTTGAAGACTGGTTGGAAATACGTGAACCTAAAGGAGACATTAATCGTCAATCGCTCAACTTACACCAGTGCGCTGTGGTCGGCGATAAGTTCATGCGAAAACTTGATGCAGGTGATAAAGATGCAAGAAAATTATGGGGAAAGCTATTACAAAAGCGAAAAGCAACTGGAGAGCCTTATATTTTATTTAAGGGAAATACAAACAAAAATAATCCAGATGCTTACAAAAAACACGGATTAAAAGTACATATGACAAATATATGTTCTGAAATTACATTACACACAGATGAATCTCATTCATTTGTTTGTTGTTTATCATCGTTAAACTTAGCCAAGTACGATGAATGGAAAGGAACTAATTTAATATATGACGCTACTTGGTTTTTAGATGGCGTCTTAGAAGAATTTATACAAAAGTCAAAAGGTAAAGTTGGCTTCCACAATTCTGTTAGATCTGCTGAAAAAGGTAGAGCATTAGGATTAGGTGTGTTAGGCTGGCATACATATTTACAGGAAAAAGGTTTACCGTTTGAAGGATTATTATCACAATATGAAACAAGAAAAATATTTTCACAAATTAAAATCGAGTCTGAACGAGCTTCACGAGCTTTGGCTGAAATTTTTGGAGAACCTCTTTGGTGTGTCGGTACTGGTTTACGTAATACCCATCTACGCGCTATTGCTCCTACTGTCTCTAACTCTAAGCTTAGTGGAAACGTCAGCCCAGGTATTGAGCCGTGGGCGGCTAATGTTTTCACTGAGCAATCAGCAAAAGGTACCTTCATCAGGAAAAACCCAACGCTCAAAAAAATCTTAAGAAAACATAAGATAGATAACGAAAGGATATGGTTAAAAATATTAAAAGATGGTGGATCTATACAAGGCTTAAAACAATTAGATAGTATTACACACGGGCCTCATGATATACCTGTTAAAGAAATATTTAAAACTTTTAAAGAAATTAATCAATTGGAATTAGTTAATCAAGCTGGCATAAGACAACAATATATTGATCAAAGTGTTAGCTTAAACCTAGCGTTTCCAGCAATAGCAACACCAAAATGGATTAATAGAGTTCATATGGAAGCATGGAAAAAAGGTATTAAAACATTATATTATATGAGAACCGAATCTGTACTTAGAGGTGATATTGCCGAACAAGCTATGGATGAAAACTGTTTAGCATGCGATGGATAAAATAACATTAGAAAATATATTAGAGCCTGTAGGCGTAGCAAACTTTTTTAAAAATTATTGGGGTAAAAAACATTTAATAATTAGAAGAAATAAATTTAAAGATTTATTTACGTGGAATGATTTTAATAATTATTTAAATAGATACCCTCATGTAAAAGGTTTGCAAATTATTGATTATCGTAAAGAAGGCGATGGTCGATGGTGTTTAGATAAAGTAAGAAATAATAAATTACAAGAAATACTTTTATCTAAAAAAGAAATGTATAAACAATGGACTAACGAAGATAGAACTTTTGTTATACCATTTGTTGAATATGAAAAAGAAAGTTTAGTTGATATATGTTTTGAATTTGAAAAGTATTTTGGTCACGGTCAAGCAAATGTATATGCTTCACCTAAAGCTAATTCAAAATCATTTCCTGCTCATGCAGATGGTACTGAAAACTTTTTATTTCATACCGAAGGTAAAACTAAATGGACTGTATATAAAGAATTTGCTCCTGCTAAACCAAATGAAATAGCTGAAGAGTTTATTTTAGAACCAGGCGATTTGCTATACATTCCACAATATCAATATCATAAAGTTGATACTATTGGACCAAGAATATTAATAAGTATACACTTTAAAAATAAACCAAATCAAACATTAGAAAAATTTAAAGTAACTACAAATAAACAAAACAAAAGACCTGTTTGGATTAATTGGCAACCTAAACAAAAACAAAAAATTCAAAGTCAAGCTAGACTTATGAATAAAGCTAATTGGTCTAAACCTTATTTTAATAAACTATGAAAAATTTAATAATATATTTAGTATTAATATTATTTACAAATAATATTGATTCCTGCCCGGAATGTCCACCACCACCAAAAGTAAAAGTTGGTTATGTTGCTTTTATAATGCCAGACGGAGAATGGTTTGAAGTACCAAATAATTTAGTTATTATTGATTCAGTAAAATATAAAAAATGGTACTATGATATAAATAAAAAATTTGATATGAATGTTAAAGAACCTTGGTCACCAATAAGTAAATAAAAATGAAAGCAGGTAAAATTTGGGGTAATACCAAGATGATACATAAAAATGGTGTATTAGAATTTCACAGAATAGAATTTAATAAAGGATATAAATGTTCAGAACACGAACATAAATATAAATGGAACGGATTTTTTGTTGAATCCGGTGAAATGCTCGTAAGAGTATGGCAAGATGATCAAGGTCTTGTTGACGAAACAATATTAAAAGCTGGAGACTTTACTATGGTCAAACCTGGTAAGTTCCATCAATTTGAAGGATTAAAAAATGGTGTAGCTTTTGAATTATATTGGGCTGAATTTAATCACGATGATATAAACAGAAGAACATCAGGTAAACAAGTATAAAATGAGAATATTTATAGGACACGACTCAAGATACAAAGACGCTACAAAAGTATGTAAGCAGTCTATATTAAATTACTGGCCAGAAGCAGACATTACTTATTTAGATAAAGCTGCATTAATAAAAGCTGGTATATATGGCAGAGAAGATGTAGAAGGAGAATCTACAGAATTTTCTTTTACAAGATTTTATGTACCTTTTTTATGTAATTATAAAGGAATAGCTATGTTTTGTGATAATGATTTTTTATGGAAGGGTGATCCAAGAAACATAAGAAGATATGTAAATGGTAATGAGCCAATGGCAGTTGTTAAGCATGATGATTATGAAGCAGAATCTAACAAAATGAATGGTATACAAAACAAATCATATCCAAAAAAGAACTGGAGTTCATTAATGGTATTTAGATGTGATCAATTTAAAAATAAATTAACAAAAGAATATTTAGATAATGCAACACCTGCACAGCTACATGAATTTCATTTTATTAATGAAAAAAATATAGGTTCAATACCTAAAGATTTTAATTGTTTAGTTGGACATTATGATTGCAAAAATGCTAAAGCATTACATTATACAAATGGTGGGCCTTGGTTTGATGAATATAAAAATGGTGAACTATCAGAAGAATGGTGGAAAGTATACAACAGTTTGTAAAAAATAAACGTATTATATTTGTTGGTAACTCTGTAGAGATTATGAATCATAAACTTGCAAAGTTTATTGATAAATATGATATTGTTGTAAGATTTGGTAGAGCTATTGAAGCTACACCTTTACAAGAAGAATCTTTAGGTACTAAATGTGATATATGGATTACAGGGCAGTTTAGAGCACCATCATATAATAATGTAAAAAAAAAATTTACTAATGGTAAATTTAAAAATACTAAAATTTTAATTAATAGATGTAGAGGAAATTTAAAATTAAAAGACTGGATATTAGAAGATAGATTACCAAAAGATTTTCCTAAATATACACAAATGTATTCTGATGATGAATTAGTTAAAATAATGAAAGAGTTTGATAAAGATTTATTAGGTGTAAATGATTATAGACCTAGTGCAGGATTTATAAGTATTATATGGTTTATTGATAAAATAAAAACATATAAAAGTATTGATCTTATAGGTTTTGATTTCTTTGCTAAAACTATAAAAGCAAGACCCAAAGACAAACGTGGTAAAGTTAGTAATTGCGATCCACATAGTTGGCATTTGCCAGTATATGTGTTAAACAGACCAGCACATGATAAAGATATGGAACAACAATATATGAGCTCTCTTAAAAGAAGAGGATTAATAAATTGGCATATGCTTAGTGATTTAAGTGTGGGGAAGGTTCCTTATACAGGTTGGATGCAAGGACAAAAAATAATGAAGACTGCTCCTCGATATTCTAAAATATCAAAAATTTTACCACAATCTAAACAATAATTTTATTTCCTTGGCTCTTTGACAGTTGCTGAATTGGAAGATCTATCTGTACTTGGAACAGATTTAGGATTAGGTGTTTGACCGTAGTTATTTTTACTACTACCAGCATTACTACTGCTATTGTTATTACTACCTCTACCACTGTTTCCATAACTCGGAACATAATTATGATAATAAGGTCTATACCAGTTATTCCACCCATAACCATATCCTGAACTATAATTTATAATTCTATAATTAACAGGTCTTATAACATCAATAGGTAATTTTAAAGTATCACCTTCATGTGTTACAGCTAATACGTGAGTAATTTGTAATTTAGGTTTTGGCTGTATTGAGCAACTAGTGACAAGTACAGCTACCGCAAAAAGGACAATTTTCCATAGTTTCATTATATAGTTTTATACTTTGTTTTATTATTATCGTCTTTATAAGCTACTAAACATCTATTTCTATTATCATCTTCATTTACATAACTAATATGTACCCAGTCAGGATTTACTCCATCTCCAAATTCCCATATCATTTGGTCAAATGATAAAGTTTCTTTTACATATCTATACATATCGGCATTACTCATATAAGAGTATGTGTCATCAATATCAATTGCTTGGCCTTTACAATGTTGCGATTTTGAACTCCCACCAATCGCTTGATTAAGTTCAGGCGAACGATAGAATGAATTGATCTTTATAGGACCTCCTACGTGCTTTCTAAGAGGCTCAAATATTTTTTCTGCTAATAACTCCATATTAGATAAATGATAGCTATTTGGTGTGTTGTCTATTCCTAATCTTTTTGCTGTAATACTATACACACCTTCACTATAACTAATGTGTTCACTTATATTTTTCATTAGTTTTTACTTTCACCAAATAAAAGAAAATTAATTCTATTTTGTATTTCTTCTCTTGGTACAGTTAATTTAAATGATAAATCAGCTTGCCATTGACCTTTTGGTTTGCCATCTTTACCTATTACAACAATTGTAGGTACAGCTTTAATTTGTGCTTTTAATTCAGCGCTTTGATCTTCTAAATTAACCATTAAAACTTTTGCATGACGTATACCTCTTAAGTTATAGTCATTTGATTGATTCCATTTTGCATTAACGTGTAGTAAAGTTATGTCTTGTGCGTTTGCTACGAATGCAAACATTATTAATATAATTGTAATTAAATTTTTCATCTTGATAGTTCGTAAATTTTATCTGTGTTTTTTTCTATTTGCTCTTTATTTTCTTGTATATCTTCTTTTAGCGTTTCAGTAGACTTTTCAATTTGTATTATTGTTGTTCGAATTAATTCGTCTTTCAGTTGGAATTCCATCTGTTTTACAAATTCTTCAGGGTTATTTGCATTTTGTAATTCTTTAATATCACCCTGTAAAGTAAACCACATCCCCGCTAAAGCGATTGCTCCTCCAACGATCATTCCAATCGTTTTAAGGTCAAGTTGTACTTGAGTATCTTCTCCAATTTGTGTTGCCATATTTTTATCTAAATGTAAAGTTTATGCCTACGGAAGAATTATAAATTTCTGAATCCCAAAATTTAGTATATTCTCCTTCAGCAAATATTCCTATTGCTTTGCTTAATTTCCAGCCAAATATTATTCCAGCTTGATAGTCATCCCATTGCTCTAATTGTGAATCTTCTATTAATCCACCTTTTCCCCAGTTGTTTCTATTTAAATAACTTACGTTTTCATCACCAACAATATATTGATGGTAAGGTAATATGTAATTACCATAAGCATGAAGCCAAAAGTTAGATCGATAATGATAAAAATCAAATCCAACTACTGGTGCAACTTCACCAAAAGCGTCTAATAAATCCCATTGCTCTCTATTATATAAGTTCATTAAATCACCAAATATGCTATTACGGAAATCTCTATCACTCCAAGCAACAATATTGCCATCGGCATCTTTCCATATCCAATCAAACCTTTCTTCATTAGTATTCATATCAGTATACTTAGTAAAATTATCAGTATACCCATATTCATACCCAAGTGTATACCAGGGATTTTTAGGATATTCTATTTCATTCCCATCTGGATCAATAAATGATTCTGTTTCATTTAACCATATTTCAATTGGATTATAACCATATGGTGTTTGATGTGTACGATATATTGCACCGGCTGATAAACTAAACTTTTTACCTATTGGTAATCTACCTCTTACTTCAGCTGATTGATATTTAAAACCAACATTACCCTGTTCGCGTTGTTCTAATTTAACAATATGATATTTACCTACGTGTCTTATAAAAAATCTTGAATTAAAAAACTCTTCTCCTCTATCTCTTTCTTTTTCATAATGAAATAAATATTCAAGCCCTTTAACTGATGATGTTGGTGCTGATAACGATTTATTATTTTCAGTACCATCATAATATTCTTTAGCTTTTACTTCATAACCAAATCTAGCTAATTTTCTAAAACCTACGCCAATACGGTAATCCATTGGATAATAGTCAGTTACATCAATTACTCTTGGTATACCATATAAATCGCCATCTGCGGGTCTTTCTACAAAGTAATCTTTATATGTTTGTTCGTACGCATTTGAAGCATCTCCTGCTACATAAAACGTGCCATATTTTAAAAAGTCTTTATATAGTTCTTTTAAAAACTGTGCGTTTGAATTAAATGAAATTAATAAACAAAGTGCTAATAGTAGTTTTTTCATATGTTAAAATGTATTCTCTAAAATTTCGTCAATAGCGTTTTCTATTTTATCCGCTGTATTTTCAGGTAATTTTAATGTAACACCTGATTCAATTTTTAATATTTGTTCACCGTTATGAAATAATATAACAGTTGGTATATATATTATTTCTTCTTTTGTAAAATGTTCACTGTGTTTACTTAAATAAAATAAATGTGTATTATGATCATTAAATTTTTTTAATGATATTTCATTTTCTTTTACAAACTCAGCACTAAATTGTACTACTGATATACCATCTTTATATTGAGAATATGTAACTTGACTTACAACAACCAACATAAAAATAAGCAATATAATATCTATTAAAGTAATTTTTTTCATTAGTTACGAGATATTTCGTAAAGCCTTGAATCTAATTTTTCTAATGTTATTTTCATAGACTCTACATCAGATTTTATTGCTTCTACGTCTTTTTGAGTTAATTCAATTGTTTTACGAACCATTTCGTCTTTATATTTAAATTCAACTTCACCAACAGGAGGAACGGGTAACTTCTTAGCTTCTTCTATGTCAGCAGCCATTACAAAGTACATGCTTGCAAGAGATATTGCTCCCGCTACAATTATTCCAATTGTTTTAAGGTCTAATTTTAATTGAGTATCTTGAGAAATTTCTGTTGCCATATGATATATTTAATTACCTATTTTTTACCTCTTTTAACGTTTTTTACTCTTCTTGGCTTACCTGCTGGTTGACCTAATGATTTCTTTTCTCTTATCTTAGCTGCTTTTTCAGAAGCTGACATTTCACCTGCTGTTTTTACAGTCTTACTTGATATTCTTTTACTAGGCCTACAATATGGTACACCTCTACCATCACCTTTCTTTCTACCGCAAGGCTTACCGGTTCTTACATCAACCCATTTTTCTTTAAACCAACGTTTAAGTTGTGCACCTTTTTTAGTTTTCCTTACTGCCATCTTTAGGTTTTTTATGACCACATCCTTTTTTCATTAAAGCTTTATGCTCTTTGTAAGTTTTTACATCATGTACTGATCCATCTTTACAATACATTTTATGTGGCTTTACTTTTTGATCTGCCATAATTATTTCTTTTTAGATTTATTACCCCAGTTAGCGGCACCCACTTTTCTACATTTTGCGATAGCTCCGCTAGCGTATGCAGAAGGAAATACTTTGTACCTTGCCTTTACTTTGTTATAACATGCGTCTTTTGCCATAATTATCTTGTTGATTTTCTTGAACCTCTTTTACTACTTCTTGTTGAAAGACGACCACCATTTGATATATTAATGTCGTCTTCTGGTTTTATACCTAACTCCCAGGTATTCCAACCTAATAATAGAGCTACTCTTTGCCAAGCTTCAGTATCTTCTGCTACAGCAGCTCTTACACTTTGATATAATCTTATAACTCTATCTGCTGGAACGTTTGTAAATGCTGATATGGTTTGTGCCATAGCCATTTCATCAAATTCATCATATTCTAATGAATATAAAGCAGATCTTACTTTTGTTACTTTTGAATCTAAAGGTGGAGATATATCTAATAGTTTCCACGCTGCATCATCAAAATTTGGTTTTGGTTTTTTGCTTCTTTTAGCAATATCTATCGCAAAGTTTTTAGCAACCATTACAGCATTACCAACCATACCAGTACCTCTTAATATCGAATCTAACATACTATTTGCTGTAGTTTGATATTTTTCTTTTATTTTTTCTTCTTCTTCTTCATCATCATATCCTAATGCAAATAAAGCTTGTTGCATTGCGTTAAAGATAAAGTTTTGAACAGCCCCGTAGTATATTAATTTAGACATATTTGTTTTTGCATCACCTCTTTTATTAACTAAATCTTGTACAGATCTTTTCATTAATCTAGTATACTGCATTGGTGTGTTAGCAAATGCTAATATAACTCTACCTTGTGGACCAGCTTGTTCCATAGATATTCTGTCAGGTCTAGATGATTGTTGTGCTTCTTCTGTTAATTCCATAAAATCTGAAAAAGCATCTTGTTCAGCTTGTTGCTGAGTTTTACCTTGTTTTAAATATGTATTAACTCTATTTCTATACATTGCTGCACCACCGTTTGCAATAGCAAAACTATCTGCAGCTCTTGTTAATATAAAACCTTTATTTAATAAATAACTAATAACTCCTCTTACACCTTTCTTTTTTGCTTGTTCAGCAATTTCAGATTCTTGTACATTTAATTGTAATCCACCTCTTCTAGCTTTTAAATAATCAGAATTAAATATCATTGAAAAATCTGACCAAAATTGTTTTTGATTTGCAAAAGCTTTAGCTGCTTTTAATGGATTATTGTCGTGCCAGTTCATATAGTTTACAGTTGATATAGTCTGCAGCACAGCTGATCTAACGTTTACGAACATTATAGCTCCTACCGAATTATTTAACCAATCTAACCAAGCATCTATTTGAGGATTACCTCCACCTGTTCTGTTACGACCAAGTTTCATTCTTAATAATATATTTTTTAAAGACCTCACATAACTATCTCCATAGGCAGCTCGTAATTTATTATACATAGCTTCATCAAAAATAGTATCAACATTATCTTGCCATTGTTCTAAATATTTAGCTCTTTTATTTACATTTATATTTTCTTGTAAATCTGTAGTTATTGTGCCTGAGTCCCAAGCTGGATTAGGTGCACCATAACCGCCTTCTTTAGTAATACCAATAAGTTTTTGAGCAAATTGTATTAATTCAGGATCATTATTTACTGTTTGCAATAAACTATTTTTATCTGATTGGGATAATTCTGGAATTTCCATATTTTGTTGATTCCATATCCATACTCTTACGGCATCTCGTTTTGTAAAAAATGGTTTACTTGCATCAGTTTTTTCTTTTAGCTTTTTAACAACATTAGGCATTTGTTTTTTAAGAGCATCATAATCATTCATGGTTGCCATTCTATCTCTAATGATATTTTCATTTGCACGACTAAATGGTTTATATATATGTTCTTTTATCCATTTATAAGCTTTATCCCCAGCTTCGCCTTTAGGTAATACTGCATACATTAATCCGTTCAAATCTTCTGCAGTATATGGTATAAATATACTAGATAATCTAAATCTTCTTTTTACATCACCTCTTCTTCCTTTTACGCCTTTAAATCTGGACTCAGCCTTTATGCCTGTACTTTGTTCTACTATTTTATTAAACTCTCCATTTAAATCTTGCTCTTGTGTAGATTCTTGAACTTTTTGTTTAGGTCTTTTTAATTCTTGTAAACCTTTTTTAGTAAGATTACCAGGTTTATATCTTGTAATATCTTTACCTGTTGTTTTATTTACCGCATCAACTTTTTTCATTGTAGCATCAGAAATAAAATCAACTTTACTATTAGAAAGTATATTATCTATATTAGCTAAAATTTCAGAAACATTATTGGTAGAGTTTATAGCCGCGTACATGTCTTGTTGTAAATCATTAATTGGTGGCGTATGTTCATATGTAAATGGGCCTTCTGCTTTTTCAACATACCTTAATTTACCAATCATTCTTAATGTACTATCGCTAGCTAATCCTTGTATGCTTATAAAATCAAAAGCAGCTTGTTTACCTTCTGTAAGTAAAAGTTTCGCTACTTGAGATACAAACCAATTTTTATTTACTTCAGCCTGCGCATCCATTGCTTCAATATTTTTTTCATAATATTGCACTAATGTTGCTCTATCAGATTTTCTTTTATTTTGATGACTACTAGGTCTTCCTACATATTCAGTAATTTTTTTGAACTTGCCATCTTTATCCTTATGAAATATAGAGCTACCTTGTATTTTAAAACCTAATGTTTTTAATTTAATGCCAAACTGCTTTTCCCAATATTTAAAAGAAACTTCGTTGCTAGCGCCTTCCCAAAGACCATGTAGTTTGCTATTTTTAACATATGCTGAATGTTCATATTTAAAAAAATCAAACACAAATTCTGCTTTTTGCTCATTACTTAATTTTTTATCATTAAGTTTTTCTTTTATATTCTTTACTATACGACCGGAGTCTTGTTTAAGCCTATCTTTAACAGTTTCTCGTATAGCGGCAAGATATATTACTTCAAACTCATTACTATCAATTAGTTCAGCTGATAAAGGACCTAACTCTCTTGTAAATATTTGTTCTTGATTTTTACTTAAATTTAAATCTTTTGCAGCAATTTTTATTGATTGAGATTTTGCTTTATTAAAATTTGCACCAGCTTTTAAAATTTGTCTTATTGATTTTAAAAACCCTAATAAAGATTGTCTACCTAAATTTATAATAGCTCCAGCTCCAAAATCAGCTCTTAAAACATTAGGGTCCGGCTTCGCGTCTTCAAGTGTTTTAATTACTCTATCTAATCTAGTTATTACTTGTGATTCAACATTAGCAGGAACTTCTTTGCCTAATAGCTCTTGTATACCTTTAAATTTTTCAGCAACAGCAGGATCTTTAATCGCTTGAGCTACTGCTTGTTTACCAACAGAATGAGATAATATTTTTGATAATGTTTTTTTTCTTTCAACAACAGTAGTTAAATTGCCTTCACTAAAGTATGAAATAATTTCTGCATCGGTAGGCGTTTGATAGTCATATCTTCCTTCACCAACAGCTGTACCCCCTTCTCCCATTTTAGCTCTACCTGCGGCTCCAGGTTTTTTCTTACCTTTATACAAGCCTTTAAGCATTTTATTTTTATACCTATTGTAATCTTTATTACCAGCTTCCTCAATAACAGCTTTTATGTCTGCAATATTAGTTTCTAAAAATGTAACATATTCACTTAGAGCATCAGGGTTTTGTTTAAAATTACCACCCATTGCATCCATTATAGCTTGAAAAAACTTACCTTCAGCAGCTTTTTCTATAGCTGTTAAAAATGGGTTTTGATCACCTTTTACTTTTTCTGTTACACCTGGAAGTTTACCACTTAATATTTCTTTACCTTTAGTATTACTTTCTTCTTTATTTAAACCTGTAATACCTATTATATTATTTGCAAGATTATTATTAGATTTTGTATTTATATTAATACCTTTATCACCTATTATATTATCAGATTCAGTTACATCTGTTTTTACAATAAATTCACCCTGTTCATTTGTTTCAATTGCTAAATCAAATATAGCTGGTAATCTTTTAGGCAAAGTTTGTTGTAAGTATGCACCAAACGGTACATTTTCTTTTATTTTGTAAGAGTTTATAATCTTTGCAAATTCTAAATTTATTGCTGCTCTATAGTCTTGTTCTGATAATCCACTCTTTAATGTAGGATTGAATGTACTTTTTATAAGTTTTTCAATAAATCCTTTATTGTTTTCAACTAAATCATTTTTAGCTTTTTCAATTGCTGCTGGGGTAGCATTTGGATCTTTTATAATTTTTATAAGATCATCATTTTTTTGTGATATATTTTGATTTTTTTGTGAAACGTCGGATATTTTATTATTTAATTTTTTATAATTAGCTTCATATTCTTGTTTCAATAACTGTCTTTGAACATCATACTCCGACTGACTAATTTCATTATTATTTCTTTTTTCTTGTAATTCTGCAGATTGTTGTGTAAAATTTAATTGTATTGAAGCAATATCTTTTAAATCGGATTCTTCAGTTTGATTTATAAGTACATTTTGATTTTTTGTAAAATCTGTTAATTCTTGTTTTTTATTTTCATAAGCCTTCTGAAGTCTTTTTTTACTTTTAGGATCATTTGCTTTTAAAAGCTTATTTTTTAGCTCGTGCATTTCTTTAAACAACTGTTCTTCTCTTTTTCTTGCCGCTTCACCTTTTAATCTTCTGCCTGCGCTTGCTGCAACAAGAGGAGATAAACCTCCAGCTAAAATAAATCCATCACCACCACCAGCGGCTAATGAGCCAAGTGCTGCAACCAAACCTATATCTTGTTGTTTAGGTGCACCCGCCGCGGTAATTATTCCTCCTCCTACAAATCCTTGTAAAAAACTTTCTAGTCCTTCTTCACTAAACATGCCATTAATAAAATCTGATCCTAATCCTTTAGCATCTTTTTTCTGTCCTATACCTACTTGAACATTTTCCATGCCAGTTTGTCCAAGCTCTGTAATTCCTTCAGCCGTTCCAGCAGATAATCTATACATTAATGATTGAAAAAAACCAGCTTTAGTAGACTTACTTATAGCGTCATCAATCATACCAAGACCAAATCTTTCCATAACACCCATTAACCCAGAAGTTATTAAAGTTCCTAAATAATCCTCTTGATCTGTTTCAATTAATTCAGATATACTTATACCTAATTTATCAGCTCTAGCTTTATTTACTGTTGTAAATCCTCTTCCAATAAAATCTGTATATATACCAACACCTCCAGTTACTCTATTTGTTATTACAGATGCCCCTAAAGAGCCAATTGCATTTATTGTGCCGCCTAATAATTCTAATGGTTTACCTTCTTTAAAACCTTTAACCAAACTTCCTGTTCGTCCTCTTTCAGCTTGTTCTATAATTTGTTCTTCTGATAATTTTATTAAGTTTTCTTCTCCTACTCCAAATAAAGTATTTGTTAACCCTAAAATACTAATAGCTGTATTAGGAACAAAATCGGATAACTGGTTGCTAAACGATAGAAAGCTATTTGCTAGCATGTCAGCATCTGTTTTACTTAATTCTTTAGAAATTTCTTTAGCGTCTAATAATCTTTCAGACCATAAAGCTTCATTATATATTTTTTTATATTTATCATAAGCTTTTTTTTGATCAAAAGTTAAATTTTCAACAGCTTTTTTTGGTCTTCTAACAATTTTTTTAGTAAAATCTTGATAATCTGTAAAAGTTCCAACATAACCAGGAGCTGGTATAGGTTTTACTTTACCTCGTTCTATTGATTGTAATTCTGATGAAGTATCTACGTCATCTGGAATTAAAATTCCTTGTTCTAATAAACTATTTTCTGTAAAATCTAAAAGCCCTCTTTTATCAAAGTTTAATAACTCTTTTCTTTCTTTAATTTCAGGATTAAGTTTTAAAAGATTTTCTATAGTAGTACCCTGCGCTTTTGCATGATTGTTCAAATCGCGGTAAGTATATAAAACACCTTGATACTCAAACATATTTATTTAGTTTTTAGACCTCTAAGATCTTTTATTGTGCCGTCTTGATTAAAATTTTCAATTAATGATGGATTAAATACCGTGGGATTATCAATTCCAAACCTTAATTTAACATCACCTTGTGCTCGTTCAGACTGTGCCTTATTAAATCCTAATGCAAAATATATAGCGTCATTAATTTCTTGTTCACTCATTCCAGGAGTTATGTATACTTTATCTTTACCTATACCATATTTTTGCCTATGCTCAGTAGACGCTTTAATTTCAATAGATCCAGCAGTCACACCATCACCAAAAGGTCTGAAATCCGTTTCTAATCCTGGTATTGCATCTAATTTCTTTTTAAGACCTTTACCAAATCTTTCTGACGTTGCCCCTCTAGATCCTTTAGTTTTTTCTAAAACATTTCCAAAAGAAGCTTGATATATTGAAAGTTTATTTTGATCTAAATATTTTTGTTGCTCTTGGTTAAGTAATAATTCTTTTTTATAAGCGGTCATATCACTTTTATCCATAGGCAATCCAGTTCTAGGATCAATAATTGACGCAGATTCAGGAACATGTTTCACAGCATGTATATCTTTATTAAGTAACGAACTATATATGTTATTAGCTAAACTTAATTTTATAGCATTATTTTGTTCTTCTGTACCAGCATATGTCCCTCCAATTTCATCTTCAAAATAAATTCTTTTTTCATCATTATCATTAAATATATTTAATAAATCATCTCTTTTTGCTATTTCGCTTACAATAGCTTCTTGTGCATTAGCATCTAAATTAAATACTTTTATACCTAAATCTTTTTCTATTCTAGACGTTAAGAAAGCATCTTTAGTTTTTAAATTACCTGCAACTAAAGTTAACATATCACCATATTTTTTATTTTTCATGTTATCATACTTCATTTCTGGATTAATATATTTAACATTTGTAATAAGCTCAGCAGCAGAAATAGATCTAGGCTCCATTTTTGAAGCGCCAGGCCCGTGGGGTACTACAACTCTTAATCCATTTTCATCTCTTTCTAAAATATATTTACCGTTTCTAACGCCATATCTAGCTAAAACAGCTGCTTGATTATCGGCGTCGCTTCTAGCCATATCAAAAGTAACATCA